TGGTCTCCTTTTAGAGACCCCCACGAAAGTGGGGGGCACCCGTACCCTGAAACTAGCACGTTGTGCTAGAAGTACACGGACCGAAGTCCTTCCGAAGAAACCTAGGAGATGGTTTCAAAGGTGCCTCAGAGACTTGTAAGTCTACTGGCGTGGATTTCTCCACGACTGACCATTTTAGCCGTTAGCTGGATGGACAACCCGTTCACCACACAATGTGTTTAGTGACTTCAGACGGTTTGCAGATTACCGCCAACTCAGATCCCGCCCGAAGAGGGAGACCGCTAAGCACGAGCAACACATTCGGCGATTAAATCGCCGTTCAATACACCACAGTACTCGTAGCGGAATGTGACCTTGTGTCTCGTCAGTGCAACGAGACAATAAGAAAACTGTTTAAACAGGTCACATTTTGTACTCTTTAATCTTACCAAAGTAACGTGGTCTTCGGAGATACCCTGAGACTCATGCACGGTTTTAATCCTTTCATTCCAGAAAGTCTTTGGTAGATTCATCTCTTTCGCCCTTGAAATCAGTGAGGCCTTATCAGCTTGGGTCATCGTTATATAGAACCTGGAAGAATCCAAGTCAACCAATGTCACACTAGCGATGGCACGAGATGTAACAGATCTTTTCACTTTAGATTGAGAAACCCATTTCGTGTATTTTGAATGGGTTCCTTTCGGAAGGGCCTTCGTAGCCATTAAACGCACAAGCGGTACAACATCTTGTGGGCTACGGAATGTGGTGTCAGCATCACTAGTTTCATCAGGAATAATCTTAGAGAAACGCATGTCAAATGAAGCATCACGCGAGGAAAAGGCAATCTGCTCCGAATCCCCAAAACATATAGCTCGCACGGCCTTCAACTTAGACATGACGGCACATAATTGACCAAAGTGTAGCAGAACGACCTCGTCAACCAAAACCCTACTAACAGTCGGACATTCATTAAGTAGGACAGAATCGGCTGTTCGAACAAAGGTGCAAGCTTCTTTGGAATCCGACGATTTGAAAAGTGCCATACGTACATCTTGGGCGGACTTCTTGTTCGCGGTAACGATCATGTCAGTGGACGGCTCAAAAATGGATTTAATTGCCGTGGTTTTCCCACAACCAGCAACTCCGTCAACTTGACTAATGGTCCCGGTTGGAGCTTGAAGAGAACGCGTGACAGTGGATAAAGATTCACTGTTACAGATCACGCATTCACTATTGACAATGTAAAGCTCTCCATCAGACTTCGGACCTAAACCGCGTTCATTATAACCGACAGAATAAACAATACCCTCGGGCACAGGACGCATCCACCGACCCGTGGAGAAATGAATGTTCACCATAGGATCAACGGTAAAGTACGTATCGAAAACAAACTTCAAATTACCCTCGAGGGAGTTTCTTTTGTCATCACCGCCCGCCATGTTCCAAATACGTTTTAAATTAGACACTGTAGTGTCGTGCAATTGTTTCTCATAAGCGGCATACTCTAACATAGCAGTAGCCCTTTCAGCAACTCTAGTGATGGGGGAACGTGTCTGAGCTGATAGGGAGTCGAGTTCCGAAACCTCTCGCTCCCTTCCACAAACATCAGCAGTATCATCAGGCGTTTGAGATGACGTCTCAGGACTGTCCGATACCTCACTCACGGGTTGTGCAAGCTTCTCAGCAAGCTTCTCGGCTTTCTGCGCAGCCAAAATCTTCCCATCGGTAACAGCCTGCGTAGCAACGTATGCAGCGGATGATATCACGTCCCATTCCTCTCCACCGTCAAATGAGCACTCTTCATTAAAAGTCACGAAGGTGGAGAGCTTGATCAAAAATTCTTTTTCCTCGCGGGGTCTCAAAGTCGGGAATAGTGCGTGAACAACACTGGAGAAAAACACACGCAGCGGACGAGTCAACGCGGCAAACCACTTCGAAATACTCGAAGCATTCCACATATCATACATTTTTCCAAGTTGTTCGTACTTCATTTTTGTGTGAAGAAGAATGGCGAAACCGATGTAGTGATAATCATTAATGTCTATTCGCTCGCCAGATTGCATGGACATACCATTAATAACAATGGTAGATGATTTCGCGGATAGAACACCTAGGATAACCTTGAACTGTTCCATCCACGCTTTCTTATCATTATAACACCTCATAGCAATCTCTTCAGTCTCACGTAATGTTGACGTTAAAATCCGCACTGTTTTCCACTCAACCAAATCCTGCGACGCGGGGATCTTTAGACCAACATAGTCTTTAATAGAGGGGAACCAAATACAATGTCGAATGAGTTCGGGTGGGCACATCCCAGGTACACCGATAATCTTGTACGTCATAATACCAGCGTGGATAACGCAGCGTTCGATACCGTAAGTCATCCCTCGGTACGAATAAGTCTGGTCCGTAAGAAAAGATTTTATATTCTCCCAATCATGAACATAAGACATAGTAGACTCGTTGATGAAATCAAAAGCTACCATCGTCTTGAACTTCCGCACGCGGGAGAAAACTGTGGAATTAAGCTTACCAACCAGTGGTGTGACGTCTTCAGTTTCGGAGAAAGCACTCCTGATCTTCCTCCACTGACAATTAAGTTCGGGTATTACACCTTGGTCGTCAAACATCATCGCACCATCGAACATCATCGTTCCCTTCAAAATAGTGGTTCCGTGAGCATTCATCGCTTCACATAATCCTCTAAAGCCCATATCATAACCTCCATGAATAGATATAGCAAAGTGGGCTTGTACTTTGCAATCCGCAGCCGGTTGAGTGCAGAAATCCGGCTGCCGACCATCGAACTGTTGTGGATCGTTCAAGATGATCTTGCGCATGTTCATTAAGCGTTCCGCATGGCGCATCTTATCGCGGATACCCAAACAAGGGGAACAACAGTGTACGTTATGTCCGCGGAGGTAATGTGTGACCCAACTTCCTCCGAAGTCTAAGACGAGGTCCTGCCGCAGACCTGATGAAGGGAAAGAGTCTAGACAATCGAGAGTTTCACACAAGCGGAGGGCACCAGCTAGGCCGTGGGGAGCAAACTCCTGCTGGGTAAGATGGAGGTCGTACTTTCCTCCATACCGATTCCGGATGACCTCGGAATCCTTTACACCCAAAACGTTCCGGATGTAGACCTTACGGCCTCTACGTTGATGCTGTAATTGCTCCTCGAGCTGCTCATGAGCTGTCTTATCAACGAGGGCGGTCGCGAGTAGTCCTTTATCGCCGTGGGAGGCTACCAATTCATTGATGTTGAACGAGGACGTCGCCATAGGAATTACAAAGAAAAGATTAAGAAAGAGAGGTTTTCAAAGGGTAGTTTTACAGGGGAGGCAGGGATTGAACCGTACGCTCTTGTAAATAAAC